CTCGTCGGTCTCGTTGTCGAAGAGGGCATTCATGAACGCATCATCGTCTTCGATGGCGTCCGGGTAGTCATTCAGTATAGCAGCGTCCGAGTGGATGGCTGACATGATCAATTCATTCCGTCGTAGATGTCATGCACACTCGGATCATCGAACTCGTCGTCGATCTGACCTGGAGCGGGCGCATCAATGTTTTGCAGGTGGGGGAGCTTGTCGTAGGCGTCAGCGAACTTCTTCGTCAGGCCTAGGAAGCTCTCGAAACCTTGGTAAGCCGCGTAGATACCTTCGCGGGCCTTGGTCTCATGAGGTTGCGTGGCGAGGATGTCGGCCGCGCATTGCTGTGAGTGCATCTGCACCAGAGCTTGGAAAGCCTCGGCACCCAGCAGCTCCTTACAGAAGCTACCGAGCGCGAGGATCGTATCGTCGTTCATTTGTCGTGCAGATACTTCATCATCTTGCTGATCAGGTCGGGTCCGCGAACGGACGCTGCGCCTGAGGGATCGATGAGTTCGCCTGTGGCCGGGTCACGCATCATCATCGCGTTGCGCATGAAGAAGCTGGTGTCCGGTTGGCTCTCCTGCGGGGCAGCCTGTGGAGCTGCGGGAGCCGCTGGGGCCTGCGCTGGGCGAGCCCGAGGCATCGGCACGTGAGCCGAAGGACCTGCGCCGGGGAACATCTGTGTCATGTCACCGGTCGCCCACCACGGGAGCTGCGAGGCAGCCTGTGCGGCGGGAGCGGGCGGGTCTTGGTAGCCCGGGGAAACGCCAGAGATGGGCGGTGATGGCGCGCCGGGATCGCCAGCACGCGGAACACCTACGGGAGGCATCGGTGCACTGGTGACGTTCCCTGCGGGCGCCGGAGGCTCATTCCCCTTGTCGGAGAAGAAGCCCTTGTGGTTGTTGAGTGTGTCGCCTTGGATCGAGCCCATGATCGCCGCGAGGAGCGGGTTGGCCATGGAAGCCAGACCCCCAGAGGCGCCAGCGGCAGAGGCTACGGAGCCTACGCCGCGAGCCAATGATCCACCGGGACCGGACAGCTCCTTCGGCACCTCGGAGAATTCCCCGTAGGTGCGCTGGAGGCCTGTGCCGGGACTGGTGACGGACCCGCCGGGACCGCCGAGCCCCCGGGGCACCTCGGAGAACTCTCCGTCGATGATGTGGGGCTGCTTAGCTGAGAGCCCGCGCCCGGGGACGGCGACATGGCCGCCCCCAGTGCGTACAGCGACCGAGGTCGATGGCGTCTTCAGGTAGTTCTGAATGTAGTTGACGAGGTCGTTCATTTACCTGCGGGTGCTGCGGGTTTCTGCTGTGCCTTGAGAGCGGCCACGGCAGCTGTTCGCTGTGCGGCGCGTTCTTGGGCGGCAATCTTCTCGCGCTCGATTTCCATCTGCTCCTCACCCTGTTGGATGCGAGCTGTGGTCTCTGCGTCCTGACGGTCGTTGGTACGATCTAGGTCGAGAGCCTTGATGTGCATGTCGGCTGCGTTCTGTTCGAGCTTGGCTTGGTCGTTGGCAAACAGACGGTTGTCGTTGTTCTGCTTGACCTGCACGGCCATAAGGGCGGCTTGTGCCGTCTTGTCCTTGATGTCCAGCTCGCGCGTCTTGAACGGATCGGGCTGCGGAGGCGGCGCCTTCGGATCGAGATAAGCAGCGAACCGCGTGAAGCCCTTGAGCTTTGCGATGTCGTGCAGCATCTCGTAGCGCTGCTGACCACCAAACATGTTGCCCAGACCGCCGTCTTTGGCGAGCATCTGGTAACCTTGGCCCAGCTCGTTGGCTGCCATGTCCTTCTCACCATAACCGAGGTGCTGAGACACAGTGCAGGTCGTGCGTTCGGCCCACTGCTCGGCGTCAATGTTGAGCGGTTGACCAGCAACCTCGATCACCCGCTTATCCTTGTGGATGATAGCGAGGCGAACGACTTCAAGCATAAGCGGCACGAGGAAGTTGACTGCGAAGTTGCGCGCCATGATCTTCCCGCGCTGCCCGGAGGCCTTCATCATGTTGTCCACCAGTCCCTGAGAGTTCTGGGAGCTGATGGCGTCCTTGTTGAGGCCCTGCGACAGAGCAGAGATACCCGTGGACTTGTCGTTGTTCTCCGTGAGGAGCGACAGCGTCTGGAAGACGTACGGGTTGAGCGGGTTCTGCACGAACGGTGCGACGCTATCCGGCCGACGAACGTTGACGACGCCGCCGAGGCGGTTGTCGAGAAGCTCGCGCGGGTTCATCAAGCCGCCGTTGACCACCATGTAGCGCGGGTTGGTCGTGATGGCAGTATGGTCGAGCACACCGCGATAGAGCACGGTGCGGGCATTCTGCGTGTGGATCACGCGGGCCGCGAAGTTGTTGCCGTAGAAGACGTGGGGGATCGGCAGCGGGATGTAAGCGAGGAACGGAGCCTGATCCACTTCCTCTTTGTCGAGGATGGTGTTGCCAGCGTGGCAGATTTTGTACAGCCTCACGCCCTTCTTGGCGTCTATCTGCATCCGCACGTAGCTCTCGTAGTAGACCACATACTCCATCTCGTTATCGATGGGGTCGTCACTCGCGTCGGCCGTCGTCTTGTCGGTCCTTGCCAGCACCTCAGGGCTGAACTGCAGCTCCCGGGCGTCGTCGCCGGGGATGCGCATAACGATGGCGCGGGGATACCCCATCTCCATCAGCTCAGCCTTGGTCTTCGGCGTCCGGTGACTGCAGTAGTTCGCGCGGCGCACCGTAGTGGCCAGCGGCTCGATCAGGAACTCCTCAGGCGCCACCTCAACGATGGTGATCTTGGAGACATCCTTCTTGCGCGTCAGCGTGCCGTGGAACGCCTGCGTGGCAGGGTCCATATCAGCTTCGAACTCGGACACATCGTCGTGCACCGAGAGGGCATAGGCGTCTTCGTAGGAGAGAGGCCCGAAGGTCTCTTCACTCGTCGTGTATTTCTCTTCCCAGAACACCTTCACGACGCCTGCGCGGGCGGTAAGCCCGTCGTAGATCACGCTGTTGAAGATGTTGTAGCCTTCGTTGAGGCGGAAGATTGCGTAGGAGGCGTATTCGGTCGCGACGCGGCAGTTCTCAGCGTTCATATCCTGATCAGGATCGAACTGAGCGATGTGGTCACCACCAGCGAACACCTCAAGCAACAGCGAACGCTGCATCTCGACGCTGTCATAGACGTCGGACGAAACGTAGGAGCTTGAGCCTTCACTGGCTCGCTTGGGGAGTTCGCCGTTCAAGTATCGGGTGACACGCTCGCGTTCACGAGCAAGGCGGCTATCGAACCAGCCAACGCTGTTCTGCTTCTTCGCGTCAACTTTCGCGAAAATCTCCGCGTCTGTTAAAGTAGCTGGCTTCTTCGCCATGGTTCCTTAGATTGCTTCGGTATAGAAATCGTCGTCGACTTCCACGGGCTTCCACTTGCCTTCGTGGGCGTAAGCGGCAATGGCGAGGGCCATCACACAGTCGTCGTGTGTGCCAGCCTCAGCTTCCATCTTGCCGTTCTCACTCACGACGAAGGTTTTCATTTCCTTCAGCGTGGTCTCGTCGTTGATTTCAATTTCGTCCTCTCGCTGGAGAGCACGGAGTTTGTCGATGATCAGAGGCTTGGTTGCCTCGCTCGTGTAGAAGCCGAGCTTGATCGTGTCTTTGTCGGGCTCCAGCGTGCCTTCCGTCTGCTCTGTGTAGAGATACGGATAATTGCTGTCGCGCAGAGCAACGCAGGTCACGAGACCGTGGTTGTTGCGTTCTGGTGCGATGGTCGCGCTGTTGTAGTGATAGCCCAGCGTCTCGAGAATTTTCGCGAACACGTCGGGATGGCACAGGCCACGCCACATGGCGACCTGACGCATCTGGCTGTCGAGGATTTGAGCGACCGAGGGGTCACCGTCCTTGCGGCCTTTGATGCCCTGACGCAGGCCCATGCCGACGTCGGCGCCGATCACGTAGCTCTCTTTGGGATCAAGCTCGCGGAAGACCTTCAGCTCACCTCGTGCATGCTCACGCAGAACGCGGAGCGGCAGAGGCTTGTGGGTCTTCTCGTCGAATGCTTCCTCGACCGCCTTGAGGGTGATCGGGGGTTTGCAGTCCTTGATCTGCTTCGTGATCTTGAGGTTGTCGAAGATGGGACGACCGGTGCTGAGGAAGGCCTCGTCTGCCGTCAGCGGGTATTCCTGCTGAAACAGTTCGAGACCGCTCGTGCCGACCTTCTTACGGCGCCAGTACAGCTGATCGTTATCCACGGCGATGCCGTAGAGCTGTAGTGCGGTAGCCGCGATGTCGTCTTCGTCCGGTGTGCGCTGGAAGTTAGCGGGCGCGGGTGAGCGGTACTCATCGCTCTCGACCCATGCCGAGAAGAACACCTCGTAGCCGTTCCAGGTAATGCTGGTCGGATCGCAGGCGCCTTGGTACATCTCGTAGAATTTGCCGGTGACACCTTGCGCGGTGCTCTCAAGGAAGATGAACGTGTCGTCTTCTTCGGGGACCGCCTGCACTAGACCGTTGAAGTTCGTATGAGCGAAGGCAACGGGCCAGAAAGCAACCTCTGAGAGGTGCGTGAAGGTGAGGGTTTCACCGCGAGCAACGCCACGACCACCAGCAGTCGCGACACGCATGCCGCTATCGAGTTCATCAAAGTTCAGCTCGTTTCGGGATAGATACTTGGTGTGAGGCTTTACGACCTCGGGGATGTTGTCGTGAATACGGCGGTACATGTCGAGCAGCGCCGTCGTGCTCTCACCTTCGTGAGCCATGACGAGACCCTTCTGGGCCTTGCGCTGCGACAGCCACCAATACTGGAATGCTGAGATGACGGTAGAGAGACCCTGCTGGCGTGCCTTGAGCACAACCAGCCGGACCTTGCCTGTGCGCTCCCACTGG